ATGGGGTGCACGGGGTCGGAGGTTCGAATCCTCTCGCCCCGACCAAGAGAATCAAAGACTTACAGCAGAAGCTGTATGGATCAACAGCACTGTATATTAGATGATCATCTAATATCGGTGCTGTTTTTTTATGCCACCAGTGGAGGAAGCGTAAGGATGTTTGGCAGAGACCCAGATCGGCCCATCGATGAAATCTTTAATGATATCTTCCACGCTGCGCAGCAGCCCCGTAGTCCATCATTAGTATTTATTTCATTCAGTACGTTGCTGCTTAAGCTTTCCAAGCAAGCTAATCAATCAAGTACGGAACTTAGACAGTCTGTTGATGACTTGAAAGCGCATATCACTTTTCTTGATGAGAAAAATGGCAAGCTGCAGAACGCGGTAACGTGGCTCACTATTGTGTCTGTAGGGTTGGCGCTTCTCCAGGTCTTGCTTGCAGCTCTGCCGTACGTATATCCGGTCCCGAATGCTAGCCCCCCGAGCACAGCAACTGCTGCCCAAGTGGTTGCGCCTAACGCGGTTCGAGCACCAAGCCAGCAGACTGGCGGTAAGGCCGTTAATCCACTCACGACCGTGCCCAAACAAACTCTCGACAGCAAGCCACTTCCGGGTCAAGGCGCTAAAGAAACGAAGCACCCGGCGGCAGGTGAGGAAACGGGTTCACGTACGGCTCGTCCTTGAGTCTCTCGCGTGATGTTTCAAGAAACGCCCACCGTTTCTTCGCTTTTCCCGACAAAATCGGCTGACTTTCCGCTAAGCGCCCGCCCGAATTTGATCGATTTGGCTTTTCGTCAGGAACACGCGCGCCGCTTTGTCCAGCCGCTGGTAATAGGCCAGCATGTCGTTGCTGATCGTCTGCAGCGGCGTCGCATCTTCGGCGCCATGAATCCTCTTGCTGATCACCGGAACCACATTGCCACCCTTGAGCACACCGAATTCGATCGTCTTCGGCTCAAGGAGGTCGATCCGCTCCCGCTCATAGTCAGTAGCGCATCCCGTCGAGCACCACAGCGCGCCCTTGCCGAGCTGGTATCCGCAGAAGTGGCAGCAGCCCTTCGGGATCAGTATCACCCTGGCCAGGATGGCGGCGCGCCTCGCGCTATCAATTTTGGCAGCGCTGCTCATGGTGTCAGCCCATGTTCGCGCGCTGCGACTTGGCAGGCTCGACCGGTGGCCAGGTCTTCCTCGACGGCCAGCTTCAGCGCGACAAGATCTCGCTCAACGTCCGATCGAACCAGCCGGCCGAGTGGATTGGCTTCATCGCTGCGGGTGGGAACTTCGGCGTCGGGCGCGGCGGCAGGTCCACAGATGCCGGAACCGACGTACACGCGCTGAGTAACAATGCGCTCGCGAACAGGCTGCATTTCTTCATGTTTGGTCTCGGTGATTTTCAGGTTGATGGCGCCCTGGCTTGCGACTAGGACTGAATTCTCTTCGGTACGGCGCAGCACGGCGATGGAGTCGGCTGCGGCTCGCTCGCCAACTGCTGCAGCGTGGCCAGCGTCGAACTGCCGGGCGCCATACCAGCGCACGCCCAGCGCGGCCAGCACCAGCAGGCCGGCCAGCACGATCAAGCCGACCAGAATGCGCTCCAGGCGGCTCACGCTGCTGCCCTCGGCACGATGTCGTACTGGGCCATGTTCCGGCCGCGCATGACCGCGATCAGCGACTTCGCATAGTTCGGGTCGGTCGCATAGCCGGCGGCGGCCACCGCGCGCGCCCAGCCTTCGCCGGTCGTCTCGCGGAAGCACGGGGCGTATCGCGGATTGACCTTGAAGAAGCGCACGTGGTCGACCATGCAATCGGCCCAGCTGTCGTAGGCGCGGAATTTACAGGTCATCGCGATGCGCTTGCCATTGATGACCTCCTGCGTCGCAACGTCGACGGTCTTGCCCTTCCAGCTGCGGTCGGCTTTGACCCCGAACAGGTTGTTGCCCGGCGCGCGCGCTCCCCAGGACGATTCGAGCGCAGCCTGCGCCAGGGTGAACGATGCCGGGATGCCGGTCACTCGCTGGCACTCCTGCGCGGCCGGGGCCATCATGGCGATGAATGCGGTGGGCGGCATCAGATTGCCTCCTTCACATCCTTGACGATCTCCATCAGGTCGGCATCCTTGCGCTTGTCGAGGTACTTGAACAGCGCGCGCACGAGTGCCCAGGCCGGCAGGCCGCACGTGAACGCCATGGCCATCATTGCCACCATGCCAAAGGTGTCCTCGGCCCAGCTCTGGATGCCGAGGTAACGCACCAGCGCGGCGCCACCGCCAATCGAGCCGACCAGTGTGCAGGCCAGGGCCACGCGCCATTCCTGCTCGCTCTTGGGCTTGGTCATCGCCATGACGACGAAGGCAGCGAGTGCGGCACCGATAGCGCCCATCCCGGCCAGGCCGCCGATGAACTTCCAGCCGACCACACCGGCAGCTGTGCCGGAAAAAGGTTCGCTCATTTTGAATGCTTTCATAGGTGAAATATTGTTTTGAGTCGGCGACCGGCAGGATGCTGAGCGCCCAGGTTGCTGTTACTGGAAATGGAGTGCGACGTTGATGCGCGTGTCGCCGCCGACCGTTACATCGGGGACAAACGTCCCATCAGCCTTCAGCAGCCGGATCTTCATGCTGTTCTTCGTGATGGTGTGCGGCCCGGCGCTGACGAACCCGGTGCTCGCCGGCGCATTGCCGGTGTCCGCTGAAACCAGCGGCACCGGCAGCAAGGCTTCCAGCTCCTTGAACGCCAGCGTGATTTCTCCACCGGCCGTCGACATCACCTTGAACGTGCCGATGTTGTGGAAAAGGCTGGTGTCGATCGTCCAGACGCCGCCCGACCGGAGCAGGTTGCAGGCGTAAATTCCGCCGGCCCGGCTGTCGTTGCCGTAGACGCGGAACCGCGCATTGCGAAATTCCACCACGCCAATGCTTGCCGTCGATCCGCCCAAGGTAGAGCTGAGGAACTGGCCGCCGTGCGCAACGATCCATTCAAGGCGGAGCGGCACCCACTGGGATGACGACACGGTGTCGAGCGCGACAAGCTTGCGGTCGTAGACGAGATTTTCGGCGGCACCGCGCGACTCCAGGGTGACGGTGCCCGTCGAGCCGCTCACGCAGCGCGCCTCGATGTCGAGTGCGACACGGGCGCCTGCTTTCAAGAACCCGAGGTCATATACCGCAAGCGCGGCGTTGGCCGGATCCGTCTTATTGCACACCAGCTTGTACGTACCGCTGTAGTCGAAGGTGTTTGCCCCCAGCGGGAACAGTGAAACTGGCTGGAATTCGCGGCAACCCGGCGTCAAGTTGTGAAGTTGAGAAATCAGATTCATAGGGGTCTTAATAGAGGTCGCTGACGACGATGTCGATGCCAAGCCGCGCGCACGACGTAATCGCGCCGGGCGTGTTGGCAATCGCGTACATAGTGAACAGCCCTCGCTCGTCGGCCAGGCTGATAGATTCGGGCGCAGTGCTCAGCACGCCACCAGTGAACATGGCTCCTGCATTGCCGAGTTCATACACGTAGTCCAGTACCTCCGCGGTTGGTGCCACCCCGTAACCGACGCTGATCGCAAGGGCGCACTCAGCCGACTTGGAGCGGATCAATGCCAGGGTGGCCAGGCTGGTGCCATAAACGATCACGCCCTTGCCGTTGGTGTACTGAGCGTGCATGGCTTGGACGAACTTATTCGCCAGCGCATTCGTCAGCTCAACGCTCACCTCTGCAACAGGTGATAGGCCGAGGCGACGGCACCAGTAGAACCATTCGGCGTAATCCATCACGCGCGCGTCGGCGTATCGCGGCGAGGCGTAGGAGCCCACATCCATTGCCTTGAGCTGGGCGAGCGTGAACGACTTGACCAGCCCGGTGGTAACACCACCAGTGACGCGATTCACGGTGTCGTCGTGCATTACGACAAGCTGTCCATCGGAGGTGATTTGCGTGTCCCCCTCCACGCCCCAAGCACCGCGTGAAGCCGCGAAGTTGAGCGCTTGAATGGTGTTCTCAGGGACGAACCCAATACCTTGGACGCCGCCGCCTACCGGTTCGCCGATCGAAATGCCCGCGTAGCCGCGGTGCGCTGCAATAACCGGCCCTTGCACAGCTAAGGACTGGGACATGGAGTCATGGCCGCTAATGCGCCTGAACTTGCACACGCCGTCGTCGCTCAAGATGCCGATCGGTGCGTCAGGCGCGACAACTTCGAACATGGCCCCGCCGCCGTCACCATATCCGTTATACCCGCCGCAATATGCTTGCGTGCCAAACTCGAGGACTGCTGTTTCCCCGGAGTCCAGCAGTCCTTTCTTCATGTTCTTGATCGAGCTGAAATTGCTCGTGGTTCGAAGCGTAAGGCCATCGATAACCTGATCAAGTGGGCCGGCTTTTGACCCGATCAGCGAAGCGCCGCCCGGTGCGGCCAACGCTGCTGCAGCGGCATTGGCCGCATTGGCTACCCCCTCGGCCTTACGCGTCCACACGGTCGACCCGTCCGCGCGCTTCAGGGAGATATCGTATGCGCCAGTCCCCAGGTACAACGGCGCCGGTAGCTCGCCCCGCGCGTTCAGCGCGATGTACTGGCCACCCGCACCGTCGTTCGTGTACGTGTGCGGTATCGTGCCGGCCGGATCGGTGAAGGCGGTTTTCTGCGCCGTGGTCCCGTATGCGTAGGTGTAGAGCCGGCCACCGACCAGCAGCTGGCCGGCGTCGGTGAACTCTTGCAGGTTGAAATTTGCTGGCTGACTAGCTGGCATCGGTCGTCCTAATGAAAAAGCCCCGCGAAGTGCGAGGCTGAAATGAAAAAGCCCACCTGGTGAGGGTGGGCCGGAGGGGCTGTGGGTAACTTATTTCAACTGCGACGGCGCTGGCGTGACGAGCTTCCCGCCGAACTGGCCGCCGAACACGCCGACGTTGTTCGACAGCTGCAGGTTGCGGCTGTTGATGCTCTGGACCAGCGCCTCGAGGCTGTTCAGGTTCTGCGCGCCAGTGGTGCCCTTGGCCAGCAGCAGGCCGCCCATCTGGTCGCGCACCGATTGCGGCGTCGCCACACGGGTCCATGTGTTCCTGGCCGCGCCCAGCGCCGACAGCAGGTTGCCGGACTTGGCCGCCGCGATGCCGGCGCCGGCCTCGGTCAGCGCCGACAGGTCGAGATCGCCCATGCCGGCAGCGCGCGCGGCCGTTTGGGAGCCGGCGCCGACGCTCTGTAGGCGCTTGAGCTGCGCCTCCTTGGCGACGGCGGCGGCGAATTCGCGGTATGAGCGCTGATCGCCGAACACCGCCTTCAGCTTCTCCTGCGTCGCCGGCTCCTTCCACATGTTCATGATGTTGGTCTGGCCGCCCTGGGTGCCGAGCTTGCCGCGCAGCCCTTCGAACGCGCCGATCCGGAACGCCTGCAGCTCGTTGCCCGACATCCCCTTTATCGTGCTCATGATGCTGGCCTCGTCGCGGTCGATCGCCAGCTTGCCGGCCTTCGCGGCGTCCATCAGTTGGGATGGTTTGAAGAAGGCATCGCGGGCGTTGCGATACAGCGATTCTCCGGTGTGCGGGTTGGTGGTGGCGGCATCGAGTGCCGGAACCAGCTTGTTTTTCAGCTCGAGATAGGCGGTGCCGAGAGGCGTCAGCGTGTCATCAGCGTGCCGTGCTTCCCGGCTCGCTAATTTCTGGTCGATGCCTTGCTTGACGGCGTCCAGGTCGCGCATGCTCCAGCGTGCCGGCGCTGCAGCATCGAGTGTGAACGGGTCCTGTCGCGCGGCCGCGATCTTGCGGCCGAGCTGCAGTGCGCCGATCTCTTGCGCGGCTAGCACGGTCGCCGTCAGCTCAGGACTTGGGTCGATCTCGATCTGGCGCAACTTGGCATACAGCGGGGCTGAGTCCGTCTGGCGGCGCGTAATCAACGATTCCACTGTCGTCGGCAAGCGCTGGCCCTGCGTGTCGAGCGCCTCTTCGGCAGCCGTGCGCATGCGCGCGCCCACGCCGGCCGTGCGTTGCCGCAGCACGTTGTAGGCCGCGTCCTTGGTGCGGCCGGGCAGGGTGGCCAGCGTGTCGAGCAGCTGGTTGGTGTTGCGCCCGCCGGCGTCGGCCAGCGTCGCCTCGGGACCCAGCGTGGTGAAGCGCTTGGCGGCTTGAACCAGTGGATTTCCTGCACCGCTTGTGAAATGAGTACCGATTGCATCCCGGGCTAACGCCTCCGCCACCTTCTGCTTCGCGTATTCGGCCGCGCTGGTCTTGGACAGGCGCTGCATCGCGTTGCCGGTTACTGCGCCGACCACGGCGGTCGCCGGCGTAGCCAGGCCACCCACCAGGGCGCCGGTCCCGGCGCCTTTCGCGCCATCGGCCAGCATGCCGGCCAGCGTGTCGGCGTTCGATCCTGCGGTGCCAGTCACGCTGCCATACACTGCGCCGACGCCAGCGGCCTGGGCGGCACGCGGCACGATGCCGACCAGCTTTGCACCGCTCGCGGCGCGCAAGGCATTTGGTAGCGCGCCACCGACCGGCAGCGTCGCGACGATCGAGCCGCCGACGTCGCCGACCATGTTCGCGATCGGGCTTGCGGCCTTGTACGGCGCGTTCTCCGCCTCGAGCCGGGCGCGGCCGTCGTCCGCGTCTTTCACCAGCCACTTGCCGGCGGTGTCGGCCCCGACCGATTCGAGGCCTTTTCCCACCAGGCGCTGCGCGCCCAGCACCATGCCGCCGAAACCCTTGCCAGCACCCGACGCCAAGCCCTTGGCGCCGTCGACGAGCGTGCCGCCGCCGGTGCTGGCCGGCGCCGGGGCAGGCGCGGCCGGCGCGGCGCGCGACAGCTTGTATGCCTGTGCGACCGTTTCGAACTCCGGCGTCCCCTTCTTGTCGGCGTTCTTGACGATCCAGGCTGCGTATTCCTCGGAACTCGCCATTATTTACCGCCTTTCAGGATGGCGTCGGCTGCGGAAAGCACATCATTCCCGCCTGCCGGCGCGTTCTGGCCCAGATCCTGCACGATCATTTCCGGGCGCAGTTTGTAAGTCTTGGCCTGCTTGGTGTAGCTGGCATCGATTTGCTGCTGGCCGACCTGCGCGGCCTTGTAGATCTGTGCTGTGATGCCCTTGAAATCGTTGACCTGCTGCTGCGTCAGCACCTTGCCGTATTTCAGCGACTCGACATAGTTGGCCGCGCGATCGAACGCGCCGGTAGCGGCCAGGGCCATGCCCAGCTCGGACTCGCGTACCACGGAACCCGGGTCGAGCAGCTTCATGAACTTGGTCGCCCCGGCCAGCGTTGCCGCCGGCGAGGTCGTTGCCTTGTCCAGCGTGACCTGGATCTGGCGGTAGGCGTCGCCGACGTCCTTGAATTCCTTTGACTGCTTGCGGTAGTCGTCGCCCAGCTTCATCTCGGTTTCCTGGTCGCGCCGGATGGTGGCTGCGTCCCGGGTGGCCGCCGCCACTTCTCGCGTTGCGCCGGCATTCGCCATGGAGGCGCGCACGGTGGCGGCATTGTTCGCGCGCGAAGTCGCGTTCGTCGCCGCGTTTGTAGCGGTCTGCGTCTGTGCGGCCAGCACTTGCCCAGCGTCCGGCGCGATCTGGGCGGCGCTGTCCTTGGCAGCCATGATCCGCTGCAGCATCCCAATTTGCCACTTCGGGAAGTCGGCCGGGTTTTGCGGGATCGTCTGCATGATCATCTGACCTTGCGCCGGATCGATATCGCCCGCAGCGATGTGCAGCTGCAGGCTGGTAGCCGCCTGCTGCGCATCGGTGAACGCGGCGATATCGGTAATGGCTTTCTGGCGTTTGGATTCTCGCTGTTCGAAATCGAGCTTGCCCGTCTCGCTCTTCAGCTTGCCCGACTGTGCGTCGAGGTGCCCGGCGGTCGCTTTGGAATTCGCCAGCTCTTGCTGCTGCTTCGTATAGGCCAGTGCCTGCTTGCCGTAGCCGGCCTGCGCCAGGCCGGCCGCTACCTGGTCAGGCGTCCCGCCAGCGCTCAGCAGTCGCGACAACTGATTTTCGCCCTCGCGCTCACGCTGGTAGTCGCCCATCTTCTGCTGGCCAGCAGCCAGTTCCAGCGCGTTCTGCTGCAGTGACTGCCGGCGCGCGTCCGCCTGGTCCATCTCGGCCGTGTACTCGAGCACGGACTTTGGCTTGGTCAGGTACTGCTGGAAGATGTTGTCGTTTGCCATTGTTATCCTTCGCTCGCAAGCTGCCTGTTGATGTACGCCATGCCGTCCGTATGGCTCTGATTTACCTGCGCGTCCGTGATCCCGCCAGTTCCGTAATTACGCCCGTAGAGCGCCGCGAGCTGGTTACCAGCGTCGCCCCAGATGTTGCCCTGTGCGATCTGGGCCGCGCCGGCGTTGTTGCCTGCGGCGACCATCAGCGCGCTGTTCGCGCCTGCGGCCTGCGCGCCAGCGGCGCCTACGTTTTGCGTAGCGGTCTGCCCAACCCCTGCCAGCGCTGCAAGCCGGTTCAGGCGGTCGGTGCGAGCCTGGTTGACGCGGCCGTACGCTGCGCTGTAACCGGTGGTCGCGTAATCGGTGCCATATTGCGCCGCGGCCTTCAATGCGGCGCCGGAGATCCGTCCACCACCTGCTGCCGTCTGGCGGGCGATGGCCTGCTGACCCTGCTGGAGGCCGAACTGGTAGCCAGGATCCATCTGGATCTTGCTCTGATCGAGCGGCGTGTCATTTTCCGAAGCCAGCGTACCGAGCGCGGCTTTGCCGGCAGCCAGGTACGGCGCTTGGTTGGCCTGGGTGATATCGAACTGCCTTCGATTCTCGGCAATGCCGTTGGCGGTCCCCTCGGCCTGCGAGTCCGCAGCGTCGCCCGCAGCGTTCGAGCCGATCATGGCGCCGCCGATACCCGCAACTACTGCTGCCCCTGCAACCCAAAAAGTCATCGCAATACTCCCTGATTCTGGTTCCTGATTAGATTGCCGGGGCTGTACATGGTCGCTTCCTCCTCCTCGACCAGTTCATCCTCGGCCGCCTCGACGGTGATGGCATCCGTGCGGTGGAACGTCATGCACAGCACGTCGGTTTCCGCGAACACCGCGCGCTTGGTGCCGGGCAGGCTTTCGATCATGTGCGGCCCGGTAAAGCGCTGTGGTTCGCCGATCCCGTCGCTGATGCACACGGTGCCGCTGACGATCAGGTAAAAATGCTCCTTCTTGTGCACCTTTCCGACCACCATCACGCCGGCTGCACGCCACACTTCGCGGCAGTACATGCCAGCATGGAAGCGGTGCGTGGTCTTCGGCTCGTATTGGGGCAGCTTGGCCAGCGCCTCCTGCACGCGCTCGACCTTCTGGCGCATCGACACGACGGGTTCGAAGCCCTTGCCATAGGTGATTTCCATCAGCCGGCCACCCCGATCTCGCCTTCGCCCGAAATCGACAAGGCGTTCGCTGTACCTGCGCCTCCCACCAGGAAGTCGGCCGCGTCGAGCCGCAGCAGCCCATACCAGTCGTACGAACTGTTGGCGGTGACGACCTGGCCCTGTCCGATCACCTCGGTGCCGGCTGCGTTCGCGCCAGTCGCGCCCAGCCACATCGAGAACGGAACGGCGAGACCGGTTCTGTTCACGACGCGCAGGTGCTTCAGGACGATGTACTGGGGCGATGCGCCAGCGTTCACGCCTCCGGCCGCCGCGGGCGGATTGAGCAGGTTGGTAGTGAGGACCGCGCTCAGCGCGACCGGGCCGAAGCGGAAGGTTTTGTTCGATGCCATCTGGGTTCCTTAACTTGAGAGAATGCCGTTTGCTACCAATGCGGCGATCACGCCGGCCAGCGTGCCGCCCGATGCCACGGCCGCCTGCGCAGCCTTGCCGTTGCAGCCGAAACCGGCGCTCGCCATCAAGGTTGTGAAGCTGCCCGGAACCGGTCCGGCAGGCGCGCTGGCCGGCGGCGGCAGCAGCGGCGCGTCCTCGCGCGCATCGTCCTGCAGCAGGAAGAGCGCTGGCCCGGGATCCCCCTTTGCTCCGGGCGGCCCGGGCGGGGAGGGGAACCAGTCCGGCGCCTCGGCGCTCTCGGCCAGCAGAGCGCTATGTGGCGAGCTTCCAGCCAGCGCGACGCCACCGGCCAGCACCTGGCCGTTGAGCGACTGAAAATAGCGCGCCCATTCCGGCGATACGAACAGCTCGAATTTCTTGCCCCCGATGTCGATCGTGCCGAGAGCGACCCGGGTTGGTGGCGGGACGCTAAGCATCGGCCACCGCCACCGCGTGAATGTTGAACGGAACAGGATCCGAGCAGCGAATGCGGAACACGCGATCGTGCGCGGTACCGAGCATCAGCCAGCGCACTTTCTGCATCCACTGGCCGATCGCGCCGAGTGAGCGCATCAGCGGGGGCCCGAACGTGAAGCCGCCATTGTTCGACAGTTCCAGCGTCACGGCGCCGCCGTGGCCGGTGGTGCAGGCCAGCTCGAGGCCGGCAAACGCGATCGGTTCCATGCTGGCCTTCACCATGTGCGGCCAGGTGCGTTCACGCACCAGCGGGTCGCTGCCGTAGACGTACACCTCCGGGTCAAACCGGTACAGGTTGCCGGCGGCGTCACCCGCGTACTGGCCACCGTTGACGAAGCACACCGAGGTGACGCGCAACGGCGCCCAGCCGGCCTGCCACTCGGCGCGCTCGTGCCACTGCTGCATCGCCGCGTCGAACACCAGCGTCGTGGCCAGGCCTGGTGCGTTGATGGCGACGAACTCGTGGCCGTCGACCTGGTAGGTCCACATGCTGGCTGCGGCAAGGTCGGTCGACTTGGCCAGCAGCTGCTCGATCGCGCGCGTCGACACGCGCACCGGCGCATGGCCGGTCATGCGGTACACAATGCCGCTGCCGGTGCGGGTCTGGCCGATCCAGAACACCGAGTCGGCCGCGACGATGCAGGCATCCTTGCCGACGCAGCCGACGTCGACCTGTGCCGAGTTGTAGCGCGCGAACGGGAACATCGCGCCGCCGCTGTTGCCCCAGATCTCGGTGGTGTACAGGCCGAGCAGGATCAGCTCGCGGTGCAGCACCAGGGCGCTGACGATGTTGTCCGGCTGGGCATCTGCCGACGAGAAGTCGAGCGCATCCATCGTGCTGGCGTCGTCGAGCGCGGTGATATAGAACTGGTCGGTGCCGGGCGCGACGAAGATCGTGTAGCCGTCGATGAAGCCGACCGACTTCGAGCCGCGCCAGCCCTCCGAGGTGATCGGCGCGATCGCGTTGCTGGCCAGGTTGAACACGTCGCCGCCAGTGCCGCCGACGATCACCAGCTGGGTGTTGTTGTGCGCCATGTTGACCACGCCGGCGCCGCTCGACAGCGTGCCGCGGTTGACGGCGGCGCCGTCGATGATCTCGAGCAGCGCGCCGCCGGCGGCGACGAACCAGCGGCCCTCGACGTTACGCTGGCCACGCACCTCGGCGCCCAGCGACAGGTAGGCTGCCAGCCCGGGCGCAGATACCTGGGTCAGGGTGCGCGTCTCGCCCAGGCCTTCGACCTGCTCAAGGTAGCAGTTGATCGCCGTCTGCACCGCCGCCTTGCGGTCGTCCAGGTGGTAGCTCGGGCCGATGCAAGGGATGTAGTTGCGGCCGGCCATCAGTTCCACCCATTCAGGATGTTGCTGCTGTCGCAGCGTGGTGACAGCGGGTTCACCGAAAGGATGGCCGGGAGCACGTTGTTTGCCACGTTGAACAGCGCCTTCTTCTCGGCCATGAGCAAGCTGGGCGTTACGCCGCCGAGCAGGGCCGGCGCCAGAGCGACCGCCAGCGACGCCGCCAGGGCGCCTTGGTAGCCGGACGGCACCACGTTGGCGGTGTCGAGGTCGGAGAAGCTGGCGACCGGCAGCAAGTCGCGGCGCGCGCTCCAGTCATCGGCGATTGCGTTGAGCCGGCGCAGGCACACGGCCGCCAGGTCGGCGTCGAGGGCCTCGCCCGGCGCGAGGCGGTTCATCGCCTCGAGCGCGAGCGTGATGATGGTGCGGGCCGTCGTCATGGCTTACTCGGCCGCTTTTTTCTTGCTGCCGGCCGCTTCTGGCGCCGGGACGAAAGCCGGGCCATAGCCCTTGTCGGTCAGATCCTTGTGCTCGTCTTCGTCGTTCGCGACGGCAAAGCCGATGCCCTTGACCAGTTGCATATTGAGTGGGTACACGGTGATTCTCCTGAAATGGATGGGGAAGCGGGGCCAGCCTTGCGAGCCGGCCCCGGGCCTGCTTTAGTTGGTACGGCGCACCGCGAAGTTCGGCAGCGTCACGGCAGCACCCCAGAGGATGTCGAAGCGGCTGACGAACTTGTTGTTGGTGATGTCGTAGCCGCGCACGAAGCGCAGCGACACGCCGCCCTCGTCGGCCATCGATGCCTGGTAGGCCATGTCCATGCCGCCCGGCAGTTCCTGCTTGGGCGAGACGAAGGTGATCGCGTCACGGTGCCACACCATGTTCTGGGTGTAGGTCGTGTTGGCGGCGCCCGAGGTCACCGTCAGCGCGGCGCCTGCGTTCGGGCGCGCCGTCACGTTCTGGTAGGCGCCGCCGGCGATGATCGCCGGGCTGCACACGATGGTGGCGTTGCCGCCGGCATCCGACGAGACGGCAGCCGTCACCAGGAAGGACTGCAGCACGCCGGTCGACTGCTTGGTCTCGGGATTGACCGAGAACACGCCGGCCAGCGTGAAGGTGTCGCCCTGGTTCAGGCGCAGCGCGGCAGCGGCGGTCCAGCCGTTGGTCACCAGGCTGGTGGTGGCCGCATACGGGTTGTCGGTGGCGCCGGCATTGGTGATGCCCTGGCCTGCGCCGTTCACCACCGGTGCGCCGCCCAGCGGGCCGACGGTGTGCGACGGCACGTTCTGCGACATCGCGATGTCGAGGCCGGCGCCGGTCTTGATGATGCCGGTCTTGTACTGCTCGCCCAGCACTTCCTTGTTGTTGAACAGGCCAGCCAGGCCCGCGACGATGGTCGCGTTCGCGCCAGGCTCGATGGCAGCCATGCGCATGCCGTCGCGCGGCACGCTCATGCGGTCCAGGGGCACACCGGCCTGCAGCAGGTCGGCGAAGGTGGCCGGCGGGGTGCCAGGCGTGCCGACGATCTGGTGTGCACCGTTTTTCAGGATGTTGCCGAGGTTGTAGTCGAGGATCGCCGCCAGCTTCAGGCCGGCCGGTTTGAGGTAGCGCTCCTTGAACGCCTTGCTAACCTTGCCGTCGCCGCCGATCGAGGTGGCCAGTTCGGTCGAGCCAACCGCGAAGTCGAGACCCAGCAGCGGCTGCAGGGTCACGTCGGTGCTGCGCTCGGTGACGTCTTGCACGTTGGCGGTCTCGCCGGTGCGGTGGGTGAACTGGACCGGGGCGCGGGCGCTGACTTTCTGGCCAGGCTTGAGCTCCTTCTCCCACGAATCCTTGTAGTCCGAATTCATGTTGCCCAGGAATGCCGAGCTGTTGTGCGCGATGCGCAGCACTTCGTTGGTGACGACCTGCGAAGTGACGAGTGCGTTTGCCATGTGAGGCTCCTATTTAGCGTTGTGCCCGTTCCTGGGCATTTGCCCAGGCGATGTAGGCCTTGGTGTTGGATGGGTCCGGCATGCCGTTGGGCACACCGCCGCCGCGCGCCGGCTCGAGGGGCGAGGGCGCATTGCTTGGCTTGGGCTTCGCGCTGGCTTTCTCGGCGTCGAGCTTTCCCTCAAGCTTGGCGATCGCGCGCCCGGCCTGAACAGCTGTCATCTTCGAAAGGCGGTCCGCTTCGTCCGCATTGTCGGGGTCGGTCAGGTATTCGATGACCGCCTTCGGGTTGTCGGCGTGGAAGATCGCGTCGGTGGCAGGCTTGGGCATGCCGCTGCGATCCGCGAGGCCACCGAAGGCCTCGTCCAGCTCGGCCGAAAGGGTGTCGAACTTTTCCGGGCCCCATTCCTTGGCCAGCGTTGTGACCACCCCATGGCGACGCTCGGCCTCGGCCTGCTGCTCGGTCATCGATGGTGCAAGCTGGCGTGCTTGCGCTTCGATCTGCCGCTGCAGTTCGGCGCGGGTCAGCGTCACGGGCTCGTCGTCGTCCGCCTGGCTGGGTTGCTGCTGCTGTGCTGCCGCCGCAGGCGTGGCCGCCCGCAGCTCGTACTTCTGGCGCGTCAGGTTGTCGACGCGGCGGCGCAGGCGGTCGATCTCGCGCTGCTCGGGCGTCTTTTCCTTTTTCGCTTCCGTCCCCGGCTCTTTGCCTTCGCCTTCGCCAGCGCCGGCGGCAGTGCCTTCGCCCGGGTTGCCCGGGTTGAATTCGTGCTCGGCGCCGTTGTTTGCGGTCTCGCCCGCCGCGGCGGGTGCGCCGCCAGTTGGCGATGCGGTTTGATTAGGGTCCAAAGTCATGCTCCTTGTGGTGGGTCAGGCAAAGAAAAACCCGCGCTTGGCGGGTTCGGTGGGGTTGCTGGCTGCTCCAATGCAGCTGGATCGTCTGTCTGTTCGGGCGCCGGATCGGGCGGCGCCGGCGCTGCGGCCTGCTGCTGCTCCACCGGCTGTGCGACCGGCTGCGACGCCTCGGATGGCAACGGGGCAGCGTGGCTCAGCATGGTGTCGACCGTCTGCGCGACCATCAACTGGATCTGCTCGGGCGTCATCGCCGAGCTGGTCAGCTGCAGGCGTTTCGTTTCCGCGTCGTAGGCCTTGATGTCGAGCTCGCGCTCCTTCGTGCGCAGTTCCTCGCTCTTGTCCTGCAACTGCTGCTGCGCCTGGTCGGCTTCGGCCTGCGCTTCGTGCGCGTGCTGGATCGCTTCCTGCAGCGCCTTCTGGGCCTGCTGTACCTGCTGCATCATTTGCTCGGGCTTCGGCTGCTTGCCGGCGTCCGGATTGAGGATCGACTGCACCTGCGGCGGCGCCATCGCAGTCAGCACCTGGGCCAGCTTCTCGGCGTGCGGGATGTCGAGGTTCTGGGCCCATAGCGGCGCGATCGCCGGCGTCATTTCCGGGTTGTTACGCATCACTTCGCCGAGCGCTGCCTGCGCCTGGCTGCGCTGCGTGCTGAAGCTCGCGCCTACCACCACCCGCACGTCGTACTGGCCGACGTTCGGGTTGATGATCACGCCCTGGTCGGCTTGCTGCACGGCCTGCTGCTGTTTTGGGTCGATCGTCACGCTGCCCGGCTTCATGTCGATTCCCATGATGCGCTGCTGGCGTTTGGTGTCGATCAGCTTGGTCGACATCTGCACGACGATGCGCCCGACCTGTCCCAGCGACGAAGCTAGGTTCTGCGGGAAGTGCGACGTGCTGGCCTCGCCCTGCTGCTTGCGCGCGTCGATCGCCACGCCGGAAGATTCGTTGCTCGGTGCGCCCAGGTTGGCTTGGTACATGCCGATGGTCGCCTCGAGGTCGTGCAACGCTTCCTGCGCGCCGAGGATGTGGTTCTGCAGGTTGACCGCGATGTTCGGGCGGGTCGGTGCGGATACCGGCTGGCCGCTCTCGTCGACGTCGTTGTAGGGCAGGTAGGCGCGCGAATCGATCGAGGCGCGGTCCCACAACGCCTCGAGGCCGCGGATCGCGCGCACCGATGCCATGAACGGCGCTTTCGGCGCGCTGCCCATGAAGGCCAGCTCCTCCGACTTGTGATAGTTGTACGCGCGCTGCGGGTTCATCGCGCGGCGGGGAATGCCGCAGTACTTCAGGCGACCATCGGTCACGCCCCAGTAACCGTACACCGGGACGATGCCGATTGCGTCGGCCGGGTACAGCGCCTCGCTGCCGTCCGCGTTCTTTGCCGTGTCGAGGATCTCCGCACCGCTCATCGTGCGCCACTTCACGCACTGGACCTTCTCTTTGTAGTTGCGCACGAACAGCAGCTGGCGGCCGGCTGCCTGGCAGGCTGCGTGGTAGTCGTCCTCCGGCCCGCTGGTCTCCTGACCGTCCAGGCCGACCCAGATGATGGTGTTGCGGGTTTTTTCTTCCTTGTACCACTGCTCTGCGACCATGACCGACTTGCGATCGCCCTGGCCGTCCATCTGCCGCTGGTCGGCGCCGAAGCTGACCTTCTCGGCCTTGGCGCCGTACTTGCGTTCGAACTCGCGCTCGCTCATCGAGGTGAGCAGGTAACCGAAGGTGGCGTCGCTGCCGTCCAGTTCGACGCTCCACGGGTCGAACACCACGCGCAGCGGATCTGCCTCCGCCTTGATGCGCGGTTCCTGGTAGCCCATCGCGCGGTCGACATATTCCGGGCGCACGATCAGGTAGCCGATGCCGGTGCGGGCGGCCGATGTCAGTGCGGTGCCGTAATGCGTCTGCGCGCGGCTGGCGTATTCGATGTGGCGGATCATGCCGTCGAGCTGCTCGGACACCTTCACATCCGAGCCCGAACCAACCGGTACCGTGTGGATTGCCGGCGGCGACTTGTTCACCTGGCCGGCGACGTTGGCGACGTACTGGCCGGTGTGATCCATCACCAGGCAGGGCCGCGCGCCGCCCGGGTCGTTCTCGCGCTGCCGCTTGACCGCCTCGTCCCACTGCTGCGGGTTCGACGGGTCGGAGAACTTCAGGTCTTCCTCGATCTGCATGCGCTGCTCGCGGGTCGCGTCGAGCGCGTCCTGGTACATGTCCTGCGCTTGTTTCAGGTCGTTAGCCATTAAAGTGCCCTTGCGCCGGATGCGGCGGATTTAGTGAAGTCATAAGCCGGTGCTTTCTTTTCCTGCAACATGAACGACATCATCAGCGAGTCGGCCATGTTCGGGGACTTGACGCCTCGTGCGCGCATCTCGTCCTTGCTGACCAGCTGGATCAGCCGTGATCCCGACGAGCGCTTACGCTGCTGTCGCACCAGTTCGGCCTTGAGCACGTCCAGGTCCTTGATCGATGACGACAGGCTGATGAGGTCGGCGGGGTCGAAGTACTCGCCCTTGGTGATCGCCTTGTACGTATTCTCGAAGCGGTCGCGCAGCAGCCACCAGCCTTGGGCGCGCAGGTTGCGGAACACGTCCTCATTTTTCTTGTCTTCCTTGTACCGACCTGGCCGCGGCGCATCGCCTGCGCCGAAGCCCTGAACTTCGGTCGACCTGGTGCCGATCCGCTCCTTCAAGCCGACCTTCACGCCGGCGCCCACGCCGATGCTGTCGTAGACGATCACGTCGGCCCGATACTCGAAGGCCTCGTCGAAGGCGAGTGCGATCGCATCGTCGATATCGCCGTGGTCCCACTTCCTGACGTCTTCGACCAGCATGCCGTACCGCTTCGTGACCGCCTTCGCGTCGCTGCCGCTGTCGGCTGGGTCGAAGCCCAGGACACGCTCGCCGCGCGTGCGGTAGTTCAGCTTGAGGTGAGAGTCCACTGCGGCGTCGATCCATTCGGCCTCGATGATCGAATCGTCGTAGTCGGCGTTGCATTCACCTTCCCACACGTGCAGGTACCGCTTGAAGTTGGCCTGCTTGTCCCGCTCCATCTCGACGCGCAGCGTCTCCGGGAAGTACGGGTTGTCCCGGTGCGACACCTTGCGCACGTAGATGTAGTCGTCCTCGAAGAAGTTCTGCTTGTTGATCGCGTCCACATAGGGCGCGACGAACTGCTGGTACGTTGCCGCCTCGGCCTCGTTTGGGTTGAACGAGATCCAGATCTCCGAATTCGTGGCCCGGATGGTGGGGATCAGCACCTTCCAGGTGCCGGCCTGCACCGTCTCGGCCTCTTCGATCCACACCTTCGTGTAGCCAAACTTCGACTTGAGCGATGCGATGTTGCGCGCCAGGCCGACGAACTTGAAGCAGGAGCCATTGCGCCCGAAGATCGCGGTCGCCTGCACGTCGAAAAAACCGCGCAGGCCGAACTTGTCGATCTTCTCGACGATCAGCGCGTAGCTGGAATCCTCGATCGAGTTCTGGAACTCGCGGCCGCACAGGATTTTGTCGCCGTACTTCCATGCGCAGTACACCAGCATCTCGGCGAACTGTTCGGACTTCGCGGCGCCGCGCCCACCGTAGTAGCACTTGATCCGCTTCGGATAGAGCAACGGCTCGAAGGCCTCGATCAGGTCAATTTGCATTTGGGCGGACAATCCTGAACGTCACCTCGGTCGAGGGCGGCGGCGGGTCGCGCGAGGTGTCGCGGTTCATCGACTCGATCGTTTCCTTGTTCGCGCGCAGCAGGTTCATCGGGATCTCGCTCGCGCCGTTCGCCATCTTCTGTAGCGCCTCGAAGGTCTTCAGCTGCAACCCTGTGCTTAGCGGGTTGACGTCATCCACCAGGTCCAGCTGCTGGTTCGCCAGGATCGACAGGCGGTGCGCCGATGCCGCGCTGATCTCCGCTGCTGACCCGATGTGCTCGCTGATGTTGCTCAGCTTGCGCGCCAAGTCGGACACGATCAGCTGGTTTGCGATCGGCAGTTCCGCGATCTTTGCGGTGATGCGCTTGTTTTCCGCGTCGACGCGCGCCTTCTCTTCCGCCAGGGTATGCAGCGGGCTCTTCCCGCCGGCCGGCCCACCAGCGCTTGGCTTGATCCTGCGACGGATGGACGACTCGTTCACCTTGAACTCAGCCGCCAGCGCGTTGATCGATTCACCGTCGACCAGGTAGCGGCGCTCGACCTCGGCCCACTGTTCGGGGGTAAGCGACGATTTACGGCCCATGCTTTCCTCCCTCCCAGTGACGTTACGAATAAAAAAGCCCGCGCAGGCTTGCACCTGGCGGGCGAACCCCACACGCTTGTGGCGGCAGAGGAGACTCGGAAATACAAAAGCCCCGCTGACCTTTCGGCGCGGGGCTTAGTTTTGCGTGGGCGCAACTCTCCCACCACGGGGCGGATGATAAACGGAAACTTTTCTGGCCGTCAACTACTTTCCGTCAAACAATCCGCGCCGACGAAAGATCGGGCGGATCGCCTCTACCGCGTTCTCGTACGTGTCGGCATTGTCGTTGCGCCACACACGGGCGCGGGAGCCACGATTGCGCATCTCGATGCCGATTGCCACCTGTTGTGCGATCGGCAGCTGGTCCACGCAGAACGCTACCGACTTCATCTCGTTCACGTACAAGCCGCTGCAGCTGGCCTCGGTGCTGTCTTCGTACTGGCGGCTGCTCAGCGCCTGGCGGCAGGTCGCCGATGTGCGCTCGACGCCGAGAGCAGGCCGATACGATGCGGTCCAGTCGTGCCACTCCACCAGCAGCGCGTCGGCCATTTCACGCTCGTCCATCTTCCTCATTCAATCCCCTCGATAAGTTTCATTGTTTCTTGTGAGTAATTCGGCGAATCCATCCCGGCAGTCCCATGCCCAGATACCCCGCGCCTTCCTATGACACCCTGCCGTCTGCGACGCCCTCGGCGCTTCGGCTTTATTCGGCTTTATTCGGCCTTATTTCGCACCCTTTTCATGCCGGATTACACATTCGGATTTCGCCGGCGAGCGCCTTTGAATGCCCTTCAACAGCCCAAAAACGCCGGTTTTCGCCCGAAAGAACCGGATGACTGAAGATAATTGTTTGTCCATAGGAAATTATCCGGTCGTCTCGCCACTATCGCGCCGCCCGAATCCGATCTTGTCGCCGATGCTGTTCTGCGCGAGCGCGGCCGTGTCGAGGTTCTTCTCGAGGTAGGCCATGGTCGTCATCGGGTGCTTATGGCGCAGGACCTTCTGGATGGTCTGGATCGGCACACCTGACTCGGAGAGAAGGGTGGCGAAGGTCCCGCGCAGGCGGTGGGGCGTGATGCCCTTGAGCGAACAGGCGCTGTTGGCGGCGTGCATGGCGCGGCCTGCGAAGCCGGGCGGCAGCTGGGCGCCGTTTGCGCGCGGCGCGATCAGACCCTGGTCGGCGCGCATCGGCGCCAGGTACTCGAGAAGCCAGGAAGGGATCGGTACCGGTTCGGCCTCGCGCCCCTTCGTGATGCCAGGGGTGTAGGTCGCGCGCTGCCAATCGATCCACTCCCAGCGCGCGCTGGCGGCTTCCGACTCGCGCAGGCCCAAGCCGAACATCATGCGCACCGCGGTACCGACGGCCGGGCGGCGCGCGGCGGCCTGGTCGACTGCGGCGAACCATGCGCGTGCGGCGAGCAGCGGCAGGATCGCGCGCGGCTTCTTCTGCACCTTCAGCATCTGCACCTTCCACGGCAGCGCGGGGATGGCGCCGCGCTTGACCGCCCACATCGCCAGCAGCTTCAGGATGCGCAGCCAGTGGTTTGCGCTTGACGGCTTATGGGTCTCGAGGTGCTTGTTGCGCGCCAGCTCGACGTCCGTGGTGGTGATCGACCCGATCGGCCGGTCGCCGAGTTCGTACATGTGCAGCTTGACGAAGGTTTCCACGCTGCGGATGTGGGCCTTGCTCGACACCGGCCTGTGGATAACCAGCCAAGCGCCGGCCAGCTCGCGCAGCGTGGGCACCGGCTGGCCGCCGTTCGCGCGCACCACCGCGTCCCGGTAGGCCTTCTGTGCAACGAGGTCCGCACGCAACTTGGCGGTTTCGCGGGTGCTGCGCTGCACGCGCTTGCCGGCAACCTGGAAGCGGTAGTGCCATGTCTTGCCGCCACCTACACGGAACAGGTGCGCCGTCATAAGTGCGCCGCCAAGCCGCGCGTCCGCGCCTTCTCGACTGGCTTGGCCGGCATCCAGCTGCGGTCGAGCGAGGCGAAGCGGGTTTGCTCGCCGATGTAGGTCAGGGCGACCCGGCCCGGCGCGCCCTGGCGGAACAGGGCCACGTCGACCTCGCAGATACCGACATCGTGCGAGTCCGGGTTGTACACCTCGTCGCGGTACAGGAAGATCACGGCGTCCGCGTCCTGCTCGATCGCGCCCGAGTCGCGCAGGTCGGACGGCATCGGGCGCTTGTTTGGCCGCTCTTCCAGCTTGCGGTTCAGCTGCGACAGCAGGATGATCGCGATATCGAGCTCCTTGGCCAGCGCCTTGAGCCCGCGCGTGATGCCCTCGATCTGCGCGTTGCGGTTGTCGCCGTCGCCCTCCATCAACTGCAGGTAGTCGATCACCAGCAGGTCCAGGCCGTGGCGCCGCTTCATGCCCTTTGCCTTCATGCGCACGTCGAGGATGCGCAAACCGCCCTGGTCGTCCAGGAACAGATTCAGGGTGCTGATCTTCATCGCCGCGTGGGTCAGGTTGCCCCAGTCCTGATCCGTCATCAGGTTCGGCTGCAGCAGGTGCGGCAGCGGGATCTGGCCGAGCGCGGCCAGGTTGCGGTCATGCAGCTCCGTGCGCGGCATTTCCATCGACAGCACCGACACGGCGTGATCGACCGCAGCATGGCAAGCGATGTTCACCGCCAGCGCGGTCTTGCCCATCTTCGGGCGCGCCGCCAGCACCACCAGTCCGCCACGCCGCACGCCGCCGTTCAGGCGCGCGTCGAGGGCCGGGAAGCCGGTGGAGATCGCGTTCGAACCACCCGACATGCGGCGCTCGAGCAACTCGATGTGGGCGGCCATCTCGTCGGCGGCGCGCACCGGTTCGACGCGGATCCGCGACACCGCCAGCTGCTCGAGGCGCGACGAAGCCCGGTCGACCAGCGCGGTACCATCCTCGGGCGAGTTGACTGCCGCATCCGCCATGTCGCGGCCAAAGCCGATCAGCGCGCGGCGCAGTGCCTTGTCGCGCACGATCGCAGCGTAGCGGCCGGCGTTGGCCGACGACGGCGTCGCCTGCGCCATCGAATTCAGGTAGGCGCCGGCATCGGCGACCTTGCCGTTCAGCGACACCATCATCGAAATCACATCGACCTGCTTGCCAGCCATGATCTGCCGCTGCAGTTCGGCGAAGATCGCCGCATGGTCGCTCAGGTAAAAATGCTCGGCACGCAGGTCGCCAAGCCGGTCGAAAGCGTCGTTGTCGCGCAGGATCGCGCCGATGACGCTCTGCTCGGCCTCGATGCTGTGCGGGGGAGCCTTGATCTCGTTATTCATATTTTCCTTCCCGGATCTTCGTGAAATTTTTCGATTTGGTCAGCCACTCCAGGTCTGCCACGAATGGTCTGTCGCCAGTGCCGCGGCCGACCAGAAAGCCGCAGCCCTTCACATACTCGAAGAACTGTCGCCAGTACTCGAGGTTTTGCCGGCGCGGATCCTCGTTCCACCGGGTGCGCAGCTGCTGGGCCCGGGCCGGCGTCCAGTCCCGCACCTGGGGGCACTCGGGCAGCACCTCGTGGTACAGCGCGATGATGTCCTGGTGCGGGCATTCCGGTTTTGCCGCTGCTTGCGGACGGCCTGACGGCGGGTTGCCAGCCTCGCTGGCGACGACTACCCCGGCAGGGGTAGTAGCTTTTGAAGTTAACTCTTCTCTTCTCTCCTCTTCTCTAGGCGTGACTTGGTGTGACATGGCGTGACTTGGTGTGACGGCGGCGTCACGGCCTTCTTTGTCGGTGTCACGCAGGCTGTCACGCTCACGTTGCGTGCGCTTGCGGTCGGCAGCCGTGCTGTCCACGCGCTCGCGCTTTGGCTGGCGCTCATCCCAGCGCGCGACGCGACCATCGGCGATCAGGCCGCGGCCGGTCATTGCGTCGAGAATGCGGGCGGTGGTGCCGTCGTCGGCGCCCAGGAGGAAGTCGGTGGCGTCGCAGTCGATGGCGCCATGCGTGCCGCGATCAGTCGCTGCGCTGGCCTGTTCCAGTACCAGTGCCCACACCGCGATCACGTCGCCGACGCGCGCACCGGCCTTTTTGGCCACCAGACCGAATTTTGGGTCGTTTACACTTCCGTGGTGCCAGCGGAACCAGTCGATACCGTTGGCCATTAGTGCTTGCCCTTTCGGGGCAAGTGCAGGCCGCGCAGGCCGCAGGCCTGGCGTTCGTTGTGGACGCCTCTCTCGGCCGCCAGCTGCTGGCGGTTCAGGCGCGCCACTTCGTCGACGGCCGCACCGGCCGTACAGCCGTCGACAACGACGGTGTAGGCGCTGGTGCCGGGCGTGGGATAGCCGACCGAATATTTGCCTTGGGCGTCAGGGCCGATCACCTTGTGCGTCAGCATGTGGCGCCTCCCCGGGTGGCGGGCGAGCAGCCGTGCATGCGGGGGCTGGATGGGGTGGAAATGGTCATCTGCATGCGTTGTCTCGATGTCGTTGTTCTCACCGCCCGGGCTGGCCGGGCAGGCAGTTCTGCTTAGGTTGCGGCGCTCAAGGCGACAGGCACAAAGGCTTCGACACGATCCGCCAGGATGTTGGCGTATTCGTGCATGGCCACCGCCTGGTCGTGCAGGCGCTGCTGCTCTGCCGGGTCCAGGCCGGCAAAGATCGGCGTATCGAAGAAGGCTTCGAGCTTGGCCAGCCTCCCGTCCAGTTCGGCTTTCTCGTCGACGACGCGCTGCTGGTGCGGGGGCATAGCGTTGTAGCCAGGGAAGGCGGCACCAGGGGCAGGCTGCTGGTTCGCCAGCGTGCGCTTCAGCACGTAGCCTTCGAGCTCCCACAACTTCTCGCGGGCCAGGCCCTTTGCGTTGTCGATCGCGATCTTGGCGCCGAGCTCGGCGTTGAAGTTGGCGGCTGAGACGCAGGCCGACTGACCGACGCCCACGGTGAAGCCTTCGATCTGTGCAAGCGCGATGGTCGTGGTCGTGCCTGGGAAAACGTGGGTCGAGAAGGACAGCTGCGTCATCAGCGCATTGATGAGGTCCGGCGTGACACGTGGCGCGGTCAGGCCCTTGGCGACGATTTCCTGCTCGATTACTTGGTCATTCATGTTGCTTTTCTCCTAGATGCTGCGGTTGTGCGCTCGCGCGCGAAATTGACCTGCCTTCAGGCGGCGCCCGGGTGCGCCGGCAAGTGCATCCAGTGCGTCACGCGCTCCTGCCTGATCGGCATTGCGTCGACGTAGCGCCAGATATCGCCATCGCGGTACCCGGTCCATACGTCGTCGTCGTTCAGGGCGATGAGGACGAGCGTGCTGTCGTCAGGGAGGCGCTCGTCGACCGATTTCCAGCTGGTGGGTGCAGGAAGGGCCGCGACGCGATCGGCGCGCAGCATGCGCTCGATGTCAAGGGAGGAGGGATGGGTTGCGCCGTCGCTGGAAGGATGCTGCGCGGTCGCAAATGCAGCAGCTTCGGGAGGATTACCCTGTTGTACAATGCTCATGTTTCGCTTTCAAAAATTGCTTTAACTAAGCCCGCCTCGTACGCGGGCTTTTTCATTTCTACTTCGGGCCCCGGCTCTTCTCCAGCAGGTCGACCACTTCCCGCAACTGCTGCCGGGCCAGGTACTCGGCGCGCTGCGTCGCGGTGCACCGGTTGGCGATAGCTTCCTTGTCGCGATCGCGCCAGACCCTGGCCTGGTAGGCGACTCTCTCGTCCGGCGTTCCCTTGCTGTGCTTCTGGTCTGGCATGGACCTCCTTTCGCTATTCGGCATACGCCCAGGAGAGGGCGCGCAGTTTGAAATCCCCCTTAAAGACGCATCCGCTGGCAACCGCCTGCTGCCATGGCCCGGCCTGGGAAGCGCTGCATATGGCCATGACGTGGCCATTCCATGCGGCGTTTCCCAGCGGTACGATTTGCCTCGGCGCGGATGTGGGCAAAAGCGATATCGCGGATGAACGGCGCCATCTCCTTGCCGATGCTGGTGCAGAACTTGCGCAGCTGGGAAGCCTCGGGGTCGTTGAGCGGGACCTTCAGTGTGTTTTCGCGCTTCAGGTTCGGTTTGTCGTTCTGGCGGTTCATGGTCATCTCCTAGTGAAGGGGTCGTTCAGGATTTCAGGGGTGTTTCTATATCAATGGAGCAGTATCAACTTCCTACGGGCAACCTTTTGAGCAAGGAAAAAGCCGCCGGGTCAGGGCGGCTGCACTGCTGCGGCAGCTTGAGGGGCAAGCTCTGGCCAAATACGTTGCCAGTCGTCAGGGCGGAGCTCCGGGCGCGTCACCTCGCCGGCCGTGGCGCGCTCGATCTCGACGCAGCGCTCGGGTGGGATCGGACGCTTGCCGTTCGCCCACTGGTTGATCAGCACCGGCGTGATGGCGAGCTTGGTCGCCAGCTCAACTTGGGTGGCCCGTGTTTTGACGTAGTCGAGTAGGTTCATGGCGCGACTATAGCAATTTGCTTTTCGATGTGCAATAGCAATTTGCACATTCCTTGCACTAGCGTTTTGCTATTAAATAGACAGATGGCAACTTCAAAAGAACTAAGGCTGGAAAACTTGCGCGCACTCGTCGCGGAATTCAAAACGGCAGACGCCGTGGCGCAAAGGGCAGCGACGGCGCCGATGTATCTCAGCCAGATCCTGAACGGTGCGAAGTCGAGCACAGGCAGGGCACGCGGGATCGGTGATGCTTTGGCGCGCCGACTGGAGCAGGGATGCGGAAAAGAGCAAGGCTGGATGGATCGGCCGCACGGCCAGGATAGTCTCCTCGAGATGAAGCGATCACGCGTAGTAGCCGTTCATCCTGAGGACGAGCTATCCGACGAGTTCGTCTATGTGCCTGAATCGCGGATCGAGTTCGCGGCCGGCAATGGACGGCATGCGGTGTACGAGCTTGTAGAGGATGAGGAGCCGGCCACGTATCGGCGCAGTTGGTTCCAGAAACACGGGATCAATCCGGATCGTGCGCGCCGCTTCCGCGTGTCTGGCGACAGCATGGAGCCGATGCTTTTTGATGGCGATACGATCTTGGTTAACTTAGACGAAGCCCATGTCGTCGACGGAAAAATGTATGCACTTCGATACGGCGACGATTTACGCGTTAAATACCTGAGTCGCCGCCTTGATGGCACATTATTGCTGCGCAGCGTTAACCCAGCTTATCAAGTAGAAGAAATACCGCCTGCTCTGGTGGAACAGCATATTTCGATAATTGGCCGCGTGCGCGATACGAGCGGGACGGGCGGACTTTAACTCGCCAATAAGAGAGTGAAATGAAAAAGACAATTATCGGAATATTTCTAGCCACTCTATGTGTCAGCGCCTCTGCAGATATTTCAGAATCTGATCTCGCTGATTTGAAGGGTTACACGATCCTCGGTTCCTGGACTGTTACCGGTTGGTATAACCCTAATAAAAAGGGCGAGAAAGGTGACTCGTTTGACGGGTGTGACTACGATAGGGTTCTTATACTAGATGACAGTTTATCGATAACCTGTAATGAATACAGCTACTCCTACTCATATCGGCCAAAAGCAGTGATTCTTGGCAACGGAAGTTCATTTAAGATGCTGCTAGGCGGCCATGTCTACAACGTACGAAAATAATTCCCGCTAGGCTGGTGCGGGGAGGGCGATACGGCACGCCGACATGTCGAAACTGGGGAAAAAAATGAAAAAAGCAATTTTGACGGCAATGTTGTTTGCTGCGACTTCGGCGATGGCGCAGGTACACGTAAGCGGATATACGAAGAAGGACGGGACTTATGTGGCTCCACATGAACGAACTGCGCCCAATAGCACGAACACCGACAATTACAGCACGCGGGGAAACATCAATCCTTACACGGGTAAAGAAGGAACGAAGCAACCTGACTACGGGTACCAGTCGAATTTGTCATCGTACAGTCCACCACCAGCTCAACCAGCTCAGCGCATGCAGCCACTCCAGCCCTTGCAACCATTGCAGCCTCTGCAGCCGTTGCAGCCTTTGACTCCGCAACGCGGTTTCTAAAGCAATCGCCGTCCAACAGGTCGCCTACCAACAGGCTTTACTCGCTGTTGCCGTCCCGGCAGACCACAAAGTCAGTTCGGAGCTCTAGGCACGAGCCGCGGCATCTCGCCACCGGCGAAGCAAAGCAACTAGAACAGCAACATTCCACTAAGCCCCGCCAGCCGGGGTTTTTTTTCGTCCAGGCCATCCGGCTCCCACACATCTGCAAGTTCAGTAAAAAAATAAAAGCAAATTGCTCTTGCTCTTGAAAAAGCAAATTGCTATAGTTCGCTCCAACGAAACGAGCTCAGCACCCGCCGAGCCGCGAACTGGAGACCTGCGTGAAACCCTTCCTCATCACGGCGCGCACCGCCACCCTCTGCATCACTTTCAGCGCCCATGCTCGTTCGAGCTACGACGCGGCCAGGCTGACGGCCGCGCTGCTGGGCAGCCAGTCGTACCGCATCAGCGTTGAAGCGGGCGCCCGCTAATGGACGCGACCAAATATCCACCAGGCGTCGAGGCACTCGTCCGGCTGCTGAAGATCGCGCAGGGCAATTCCGGTCAATGCCGCTATGTCGCGGCCTTCCTGCTGGGCCTCTACAACGGCAACCGCTTCAAATTCGACCTGACCGATTTCCGCTGCCTGGACCGGGCGATCTTCGACGACTGCATCGAGGTCCTGAAGCTCGACTACTCCCCAGTGCGCGAAGTGCACGCGTACTTCAAGAACGGCAACGCGATCTGGGAAGAGCTCGCCGATTCCTGGCGCATCCGCGACTACACCAAAGACGCAAATTAACCACCACCACAAGGAACTGCCGATGTTTACCACCCTGCATGCGCTCGCGAAACAGGCGACGCTGATGATCACCGTCGCCGCCGAAGGCGACGACCAGCTGCGCGTCAACGTGACGCCGGTGCCGTTCGACGGAAAGGCGAAAGCGAACCTGCCGCAGCCATTGTCGCTCGTCGCCACCCCGGCCGAGTTCGACACCGATTTCGAAACCGCGCTGTCGACTTGGCAGGCACCGAAGCGCTCGCTGGTCGAGCAGGCACAAGCCGCCACCGGCGGGTCT